ATTGAGAAATTTATTGACATCGTTCACGGGTTGAAGAAGAAAAAGGAAATGGGGGGTAATCAGTTTAATTTTTTTAATATAAACGATGAGCAATTTAAACAAATCGCAGCCAGAACAGCAAAAGCACTTGGAGGAGCAGGCGTTTCTGAAGAGGGCCGCTAAAGAAAAGCTTTTAAATTTCTGTCAGATCATAAATCCGAAGTATGAGGCAGTGTGGTTTCATGAGGTTATAGCCCAGAAGCTCGAAAACGCCCTTCTGCGCGTCGCAAACGGGGGTAAGGCTCGTATTATCCTGGCGATACCTCCTAGACACGGTAAGAGTGAATTGGCATCCATAATGTTTCCGGCATGGGCTCTCGGTAAATACCCTGATTTTCAGTTCATTTTGTCGACATACGGTGCGGAACTTGCGGAAAAGCATGGAATGAGGACGAGAGATGTCATCAACAATGATCTCTATGCGTCTATTTTTGATGGAATTTCATTACGTCCCGATACGAAAGCGAAGGCGAAGTGGATGACGAATAAGGGGGGGTCGTTTACGGCGGTGGGAATGGGGGGTGCGGTGACGGGAATAGGAGGAAAAATTATTATTTTGGATGACCCGCATAAGGATAGAGCGGAAGCGGAGAGCCAGGTGTCCCGAGAGAGCGCGTGGGAGTACTTCCAATCAACGCTGTATTCGCGTCTGGAGGGTGCTGGAGGGATTATTGTGATTATGCAGCGGTGGCATCAGGATGACCTTGTGGGGAGGCTTATAGAGGAAGAGGCGAAGCTCAAAGAGGCGGGTCAGCCGCATGATGAGTGGGAGATTATTAATTTTCCGGCGATTGCGGAGGAGGAGGAGTTCGTCGACGGGATGAATGTCCGGCATGTGGGTGAGTCGCTGTGGCCTTCGAAGTTTCCGGTTGACGTGCTTAAAAATATTGCGGCAAAGGATATTTACAACTGGTCGGCGCAGTACATGCAGGACCCGATTCTTGCGGAAAATCAGGAATTCAAACAGGGGATGTTTAAATATTATGATGAGGAAGATCTTAAGGGAAAGTATCTTCGTTATTACACGTTTATCGATCCTGCGATTTCTCAGAAGAAAACAGCGGACAACACCGTTGTGCTTACTGTTGCGAAGGAAGTCAATGGACCGAATTTTTATAGGATTAGGGAGGATGCCGGTAAATTTACACCGAGTGAAACGATACAACTTATATTTTTGCATAATGAGGAATACAATTCCGATGTGTATTTAGAGACGGTGGCATACCAGATGGCGCTCAAGTATTCGATTATTGAGGAGCAGAAGCTTCGAAAGAAGTATTTCTTGGTGAGAGAAGTGAAAACATCAAGTAATAAGGAAATGAGGATCAGGGGACTATTGCCTCTGTATCAGGCGGGGGTTATTTATCATCGAAGGGCGGATTTTGAGTATGAGAGGGAGGCACTTGCATTTCCTCGGGGTAAACACGATGACAGAATCGACGCAATGTCGTTCGTTTTGCTCTCGGAAAATACGCGCGGGGGTGCTCAAGCGAGTCAGTTTAAGAAGAAGCTTAATGGTTATTTCCGTCCAAAATAATATTATTTCCGTCCAAAATAATATTATTTCCGTCCTAAGTAAAAATGTGGTATAATATAGATAATTATTTTAATATAAACACATGTACGCCCCACTAAAAAAGGAGAATGCGGGAACGCCGAGAGAAAAGATAACGAGCCCGGTGTCTACATACAAGCCGGACGAGAAAACTATTGAATTGACGAAGATGGTCCTTTCGGATTTTCAGGCAGGAACTATTACGCAGACGAAGAGTCGAAAAGAATTTAACGATCGCTCTATTCTTGAGGAAATAAATATCAATCAACAGGCATTCAACTCATACGTTCCTCCACGTTCTGATGATCCTGATGAAAGCTGGCGCGCACAGACAATTCGTCCAGTAACACGAAATAAACTTATTTCAATCGCGGCGCACGTGACGGCGGCAATTATTTATCCGAATGTATTTGCGCAGAATGATCGTGATGAGGAGGACCGAGAGGCGGCACAGGTGATGAAGGATCTCGTTGAGTGGGTAATCGACAATTCGAACTATAGTCGTGCTTTCATTCAAGCTATTATCTCGGCTCTCGTTGAACCAGCGGTGATCATGGAGGCATCATATGCTGAGGTCTTCAGGACAATTAAGGAAAAGTCAAAAGAAAAGGGAAAGGATGGAAAATATACGTACACCAGAAAGCAAATCATCGACGAAATTCTTTCTGGGTTCAAGGCTTATGTAATTCCTTGTCAGGAGCTTTTGATTGCAAATATTTACGAACCAGACATCCAGAAGCAGAGATTTTTGATAAAATCGAAGTGGATTGACTACAAGGAGTCAAAACAAAAGTACGGTACTCATGAAAATTTCGCGTCTGTGAAGGTTAACCAGATGTCAGTATTCGATGAGAGGACAAAAATGTTTTATGATGTGTCGATTGATGAGACTTCTCAGGGATATCTTGTTCATGAGGTCACTTACTATAATCGAACTGAGGATCTTGAGGTTGTATTTATCAATGGAATCTGTGTCACTGATCCTGAAAGCTGTCTACGACGAAAAGACAAGAAATATCCTTTTGCAAAGAGTGGATATGAACCGCTTAATAACGGGCAGTTCTTCTATTTCAAGAGTGCGGCGAATAAACTTGGAAGTGATCAGGAGCTTGTCGATACGCTGTACAATATGATTCTCGACGGGGCATTCTTAGCGCTCATGCCGCCTATGGCGCTCTATGGTTCAGAGGAGGTAAATTCTTCTGTCATGATTCCGGGAGTTATTACATCATTTAGAGATCCTAATACGAAACTCGAGTCTCTTTCTCCACGGTCAGATCTTCGTGCGGGACTTGAGACAATTAGCATGGTTGAAAGGAGTATGGCTGAGTCCTCACAGGATTCTTTACAGGCTGGAGTTGGCGGTGGTGGCTCACGTACAGCGCGCGAGGTAATGCTTCTTGAAAAGAATGCGCAGGTTGCGCTTGGGCTTTTTGGAAAAATGACGGCGTTCCTCGTTCAGGATTACGGCGGACTTATCACGGGAGATATTCTGCAACACATGACGGTTGTGCAGGTTGACGAACTTACGAATACGAATAAGTATCGAAGTTTCCTTTTGCATGATAAATCAGTTGATGGACAGAAGGTTACAAAAAAGATTGAGTTTACAGATAAGTATCTTGGTGAAGAGACAATGGATGAAGAAAAACTCGAACAGGCAGAATGGGATCTTCTTGAAAGAGAGGGTGGTTTGCAGAGCAAGCAAAGAATATCTCTTGTAAATCCTGACGTGTTCAGACAAATTAAGTACAGCATTAAGGTTTCTGCTGATGATCTTGTTCCTAAATCAGAGGCACTTAAGCGCGCGCTTGAACTCGAGGCATACGATAGACTTATCCAAAATCCTGTCGTTGACCAGGAAGCTGTTACACGAGACTTCCTTATCAATGCATTTAGACCAGGAGAATCTGATAAGTACATCAAGAAGCAAGATATGGCTCCAATGGGCCCAGAGCTTGAGGGAGATCCGGCGGCCCTTGAAGAAAAACCAAATCTTCTTAAGGGTGTGAATAGTAATCTTACGACACAGATTACAGGCTCAAATAGTCTTGGTGTTGCAATGAGTAATCCGCAATAATGATAAGAAATATAATAGCAAAATTCATCTTCAGGCACTATTTCAAGCTTGTGCTTGAGGAAGAAATACTACGGTTCGATCCAAAGACGAACTCTATGTATTTTAATGGTAATAAATTGTCTCAGGAAAAGGTTTCTTCTCTTGGAGAACAGGCCCGATTGATTCAGAGTACTGAACTTTGGGGTCTTATGATAAGAGAAATGCAATATCTCGCGAACGATAAGATATTTAATAAATCTTTGACCATGAATGATACTCTTGGTGGTAAGTTTATATTATACACACTTGATATAATGTCAAAAAAGGTGTATAATATAAGCAAGCAGAAGTAATTTGAAAATTCGGAAAAACACCGCAAAAACATAGGATGCCTTGTTGAGGACCTGTGGCTATTTGACAGTTTTTCTTTGCGGAGTTTCTGACAAAAAGCTACGGTTTCTCTATAAGGCCACTTATGAACTAAGTGGTTTTTTTAATATTTAATTGGGTAGCATTCACCCATCCCAAGAATGAGTTAAATTTATGGAGAATCAAGATAAGAAGGTGGACATAACCCCCGCTCCTGCAGCTCCTGCAGCAGAAAAAAAAGAAGTTGTAACTACACCTGAGAGTCCTATCGATTACAAAGCGCTCCTAGAAGTGGAGAAAGCTGAAAAAGAAAAGACAATCAAGCAACTTGGTCAGGCTGAGTTTACTATCGAGAAGCTTAAGAAGGAATCCAAGGAGGATCCTGATGTCCCAGATCTTGATGTGGAGACAATCGACGAAAGTGCGAGAAAAGCAGCTCGAGAGGAAGCACAGAAGTATTTTGCAGAGCAGTCCAAGGATGTTTTAGATGAGGCCCTTGAAGGAATCACAGATCCCGACAAGCGAGAACTCGTAAAATTCCATCTTGAGAACAGCATCGTAAGAAGCGGTTTCTCAAAGAGTGCTATTGTAAAAGATATTTCAAAGGCCGTCGCAATTGTTGATGCCCCGCGCGTGAAGGCAGAGAAGAAGGAGCTGGAACATGCTATTGCTTCAAAGGATTCACGCGGACCGGTAAATAGTGCCGGGCAGGATATCAGCAAGGACACAGTTAAACTGTCAGAAGCGGAAGAGAAGCAGGTTGTTATAATCGCCTCTCGAACCGGCAAGTCAGTTGAGGTCGTCCGAGCAAAAATGATTGCGAATAAGAGTAATTAATCATTAATTTTTTAAAAAAATGGCAAGAAATGATATAAAAATCAAGGATGTCGCTGGTCTAAGCAATGTTCCGGTCATTCGTGCTTTGACCGAAGCAAATGCTACAGCAATCCTAGCGGGTGAGCCTGTAAAGTTTAAGGCTCTTGGTGCTCGATATGTAATTCCTCTAGCAGATGCTGATGGAGTTATTGGAACAATGACACCTATCGTTGGTATCGCTGCTTCTGATTCTACTCAGACAGCTTCAGCTGACGGATATGTTGATGTTTACCTTCCTCTTCCTGGAACAGTCTGGGAAATCAAGGCTAAGTCAGCAGCTGCTGCAGACACACAGGCAGAAATTAACGCCCTCGTTCTTGATCGAGCAATTATCGATCTTACATCAAGCACATATACACTTGATGCAACAGGAACAGACGTTGTAACAGCTCCCTTTGTAATTGTTGGAGGTAATCCAGATACAAGTACTTTGTACTTTATGGTTCGATCTGGTGCAACTATCTTCGGCGATCAGGATGTAGCTTAATACATTATTAATCTAACTATAAACTAATACTATGTTTAATAGCTCACTAGCCCCTTCAGTAGTCAAGACAGCCATCGATATGGTTTTTGACGCTGAATACGGATATACAAATTTACCAGGTCTTGCAACAGCTGAAACACCGGGTGTGTTTATGCAAGATACGACAGATCGTGCGGCGGTCATCGTTGAACAGTTCATGGGTCCTGGATACTTTGAAGCTCGCGCTGAAACAGCGGACCTAGCTTCAGGTACAGCTCGAGTAGGAAATCAGAAGACATTCAGCGTTTTGAATTATGCAAAGCAAATTGATATTTCAAAGAACTTGATGGATGATGATCAGCACTCAGTTATCGAGACTTTGATCAAGAAGTTTGCTCGAAATGCACGTCTCACACGAGATAAGAATGCATTCCAGCAATTCAATCTTGGTTTCACAACTGTTCTCACAAACGATGGAGTGGCTCTTTTCTCAAACTCTCATGTAACACTTAACGGTGATACAGTAGACAATCTTGAGGGAGGTGCTCTTGCAGATGGAACGTTGAATACTTCATTCAACAGCCTTATTAACCAGAAGACACAGGACGGTACACTTGGTGGACATGTTCCAGCGATTCTTCTTGTTCCTACGGCCCTCTTCAAGACAGCTCAGGAAGTCACAAAGTCTGTTCTTAAGGCGGGTTCTGCAAACAACGATTTGAACTACTACTCAGAGATCTATCCAGGTCTTCAGGTATTCCATTCACCGTTCTTGGGCGCAGGATTCGGAGGTTCAGATACTGCTTACTTCCTCCTTTCACGAGATCATTCAATGTTCCGATGGGTACGACAGGCTATTTCAACTGACCTTGTTGATTACAAGACACAGCGAAATAACAACTACATCTACAAGGCTGAATACCGAGAAGTTGTAGGTCCTATCTCATTCGAAGGTTTGATTGGTTCAACTGGGGCGTAATTTTTACAGCGTTTTTAACGCTTCTTCCATCCCTTTATGGGGGTGGGGATAAGCGTTAAAATTAATAATTAAATCAAAAAAACAATGGCAACAAGAGTAACACTCGCTAATCAGTATGCATATATAGCAACGGCTACAACGACTCAGGTCAAAACGGGTGCTGGAATTTTGCATGCAATCATAGTGAATACAACCTCAGCTGGCGCAATCAGTATCATTGATGGAACATCAGGATCTACGGTTAACATTGGTTCTCTCAAGGCATCTATTGTTGAAGGAACTTATACATACGACCTTGTTTTCAAGGCTGGACTACGAATCATAACTGCTGGCGCATCTGACATCACGGTAATATACGAATAAATAACAAGACTGTATGGACACGAAGAAGATTAAACAAGTCCAACAGATGTTGCAATATAAAAAAGATCCAAATCTTGCTATCTTTACCAAGATGGATGAAATTTCTCGTAATATAAGGGCAAGGTCAAATCTAAAAGAAGAAAAGGTTGATGTGATCAGACAAGTCCAACAGATGTTGCAATATAGGAAAGACCCAACCCTCGCCATCTTTACGAAGATGGATGAAATTTCTCGCAATATAAAAATTGAATCAATTGAGGGACCACAAGGGATCCCTGGTAAAGATGCTGATGAAGAAATAATCGTTGCTGAAATAATGAAGAGTGTGCCGGATATCATTGCATCAATGATGTCTGAACCTGTTCCTGGTCCACAGGGGGTGCCTGGTCCACAAGGTGAACCTGGTAAGAGTGTTGATGAAAGAGAGGTGATTGCAAAGATTTTAAAGAAGATCAAATTACTGAAAAAGATTGATGTTGAGGCTATTACTACAAAAATTCTCGCGAAGATTCCAACAAGAAAACAAGTAGTAAGTGAGGTGCTTTCAAAGATGCCTGATGTCGAAGAAAAGATAAAAAATATATTTGATTCTGAGATCGATAATATTGTCGAGCGCGTTAAAAATAAAATTGGTACAAGGACGTACACTGAAGGTGGGAAATGGAAGATGCGCGGGGGCGGTGATGTTGTTGCTGCTGGTGAAAATGTGACAATCACGAATAATGCCGATGGAACAAAAACGATCTCTGCCACTGGCGGCTCCTCTGGTGGCATACTTCCCGTAACCATCACTGGTACTATAGATGATTCTAACACTACCTTTACAGCACCCAATGACTTCACCTTCCTTGTAATGAACGGAGGTGTCTATAAGAAAACAGGTGGAGCTATTACATGGACTTACACCGCTGGAACTGTAGAAGTATCTTCACCTGTAGGAACGGGTGGAAGTATTTATGGTTTACAATCAAGTGAGGTAGAAACAAAATGCGTCAGTGTTGGTTATGAAAATCCAACAGCTACAGACGTAGTGTCATGGCAACTTATACCAGCCAACATAACAGTTACAGAAATATCTGGTTCGATTGGTCCATCGGGTTCAGGAACTCTGACTGTTCAAATTCAGTATAGACCGAGAAATGCAAAGAATTCGTCTGGAACAGACATTATGACATCAACTTTAGTGCTTGATAGTGATGGTGCGGTAAGCACAACTTTCTCAAATGCTTCTGTTCCAGCGGATTATTATCTAACACTTGTTGTATCTGCGAAGACTGGTACGGTTGATGACTTTATTCTCGATGTTAAATACACCATAGACTAATATGCCTTTCATAGAATCAAACACATTTCCACAGAGCGTAGAGCCAGTCGTAGCGACCAAGCTTATAGATATTGTAAGAGTACTCCCATGGAAACTGCCGTGGGATATTAACGTCGTTATCATAGGCAAATATGCTTCATTTGGAATCGGTATTGGTAACTTACAGTTTGCAAAAGATGGATGGGATGAACCTACCGTAGAAATGCGAGAGTATTTCAATGATATTGCTAAAAAGGTTGGACTTGAGGGAACTCTCCTTCGTAATTTTAAGTCAAATGCCTACAAGAAACTACGACTCTATAACGAAGGACGGCGTATTTTGGATGACAATTTACACTACATAGAAGCCCCTACGGCAAGTCTTGAAGCTCCAATTTTAACAGCAGAGGAGGTTAGAGCTTTGTTACCACAAGAAGTACCTTTCGACTTTGATATTTACATCACGGGTGGAGTTCAGAAGAATGGCTGGTCAGCAAATGACCTCGACCTTATTGTAGACAATGTAGAGAACTGCAAAGAGGTAAAGAAATTCTTTGAGAAAATAATCGGTTGGAAAGTAGACGTAGGAACAAAAGTCATGGAAGAAAGAGGGAAAGTCTATCGTTGCTTAATTTATAGAAATAAAAAGCTATGTCTACAATAAACGCCCCACTTCTTTTTGATACTTATGTAGACCCTGCTTCTCCTGATACTGTTTTTTATGATAGGCGTAGGCTTGTTGTTGGTATTGACCAAGCAGCTCTTGGCTCAACCCCGTGGGGTGATGGACAAGGTACTGGAGGATTGTGTCGTTCTTGGCTTATGTACGACCTCTCCACCATTCCTTCTGGTTCTACAATCAATAGTGCATCACTCTCCATTCCTGTGTTTTGGAACTTAACACAATACGTTGACCAATATGTGTACACAACACGGGCAACAGACATATCGTGGGATGGGACTACTATGACGTACAACAATGCCCCAAATGGGACACTTGATACTGGTAATGCAGTTTCAACAGTTTTCACGACTGGTCTTGGTGCAATAGATGTCGCGAGTCTTGTAAGCGACGCTCTTTCAAGTGGCAAGATTTCACTTTGTCTCCAAACACAAGGAGATGTTGATTTGTTTGATTCAGATTTCTATTTTGATATAACATCTCAATACTATGTCGACACTTATGATGGGTCAAAGAATCCATGTACCCTTACGGTTGATTACACAGAACCTGCGGGACCACGACGATTCATAGTGTCAAGTTTTACTTAAAATGTTATAATATAATCATATGAAAAAACTACTTATCATCGCATTACTATTACTACCAACCATCGTTTCAGCTCAGTTTAATGTACCTCAGGGAGGAACTGGAAAAACATCTTTTCCTTTGGGTGGATGGATATTCTCTCAAAGCAATCAACGTCTTGGTGCTTCTTCTTCTCCTACAGTAGGATGGTTGACAGCAACTAGTACAGCCACCTCAACCTTCGCTGGTGGCATCCAAGCCTCTGACTTCTGTACAGCACTACGATGTTTGAGTTCAGTATCAACTGGGGCGGGACTGAACTATTGGACAAACTCTGGGGCGACAACAACTCTTAACACTGGCTCTGTTGTAGAGGCAGGTTCATTTAATGCCACATCTACTACTGCCACTAGTGCTTTTTACGGGAATATCCTTATACAACCACAGAAAGATATATTTAATAATTTTACACTTTTAAGTTGGGGTAATGATGATGCCTTTGATGTTAATGGTGTTCCATATACACTGAACTCTGATAGCGGCACAATTAGTTTTAGAGATGGAGTTGATACACTTCCCATTGAATCTTATTGTTTCTACAATGGTTCTCTATGTCTTACTGATTCGCAATGGGAAGATATTACAGGAGGTATAAGTTATAACGCTGGAAATGTTTTTGTCACAGTTCCTCAAGTTACTATTGGACAATCAACAAGAACATTTGGTGCATTGACGAATAATCCCAGCAGTAACACTCCAGGAATGAATCTTGTCGTGAAGGCAGGTGATGGTGTTGGATTTTTTGGTGGCTCTGTAGCAGGAGGTTCTCTAACTCTTATGTCAGGAAAAGCAAATGTAGCAGTTACTTCTCCTTCAAGCGGTGCTTCTGGTGGAGATATAAATTTATATGCCTCGTCTTCGGTAAGTTCATCTGGTTCAGCATTTAATGGAGGAAACATAAATATAACTGCTGGGCAGGGTGCAGGAACAAACAATCTTGGAGGTAATGTAGTAATTAACGGAGGAACGGGTACTACAACTGGAAATGTAAACCTTGCTACAGCTGGAGGTAATGTCGGAATTGGAACCACGTCTCCTTATGCGAAGCTTTCAGTGGTTGGGCAGGTTGTAGGTCAGTACTTTACAGCGACATCTTCTACAGCATCTCAATTCTCCTACGCTTCTACCACCGCTATAAGTATTTCAAGTCTAACTTCAGACAGGATTCCTTTTGTTGGGACAGGTGGTCTACTTAAGGATGAGGCCAGTTTTAATTACACGGGTTCAACATTGTATTCACCATCTATAATTACATCTGGTAGTTTAACGGCAGGGAACATTTCATCTGCTCATATACGAGATATATCAAACCTTGAACTTGGAGATTACAATGATGAGGGGGTCGGAACTTATGCTTATATCAATGTACAGGTAGCAAGTAATCGTGTGGACAATTATGTCGGTACTACTCATTTTAGCGGTGATGTAGGTCTTGGAACAACCACACCAGGTACAAAGCTTTCTATCGGCAACACTGGCAATGATACGATTAGCATTTCTCCAACAGCTACCTCTACTTTTGGAACAGGAATAAACCTAAGGTCTGGCTGTTTCGCAATCTCTGGTACATGTATTGGTGGTGGTTCATCAACGGGAGCCTCTACAACCCTCCTCGTAGATTCAAATACCTTCTCAGGAACAAATAATAATTTCACAAACAATCTTGGAGTAGGTACTTCATCACCCTATGCCAAGTTATCAGTGGCAGGACAGG